AACTAGCACATAATTACAAAATAGATACAAACAAACTTATAGGAGATGAGGGAGAAAATAAATGAAAGTATACGATTGGAAATCTAATGACACTAGGGATATTGTTATTATTCACGACACATCTCGTAAATGTTGGCAGTTCGATGCTGAAACTAAATCAGCTAGTAATTATTTTAATCAACTTTGTGGTCCAGATATAGAGTGGGCTTTTGTACATTCATATGTGGATGGTTTGTACACCGAAAATCAAGCTAGTTTTGATATGCTTTTTAAAATCATTAAAGGCACTAATTTTGTTGTTGATTTACATTTGGGAGAAAGTAAATGAACGTAAAGTTAACTAAAAAGGAAGTTCAATGCTTACGAAGGTCTTTAAATGTTTTTGTAGAGAGTTTGTGGCAAGGAGCAAAAGTTTCTTCATCAACTTTAAGACATTATTTAGATGGAGAAGATAAATTTCATTACGAAACTGTAATAGAATTACAAAAAAAGTTAAGGGGAGAAAGTAAATGAGTATTAATAAAACTTATATTTGGAAACCTGGAGATCAACCATATTGGCGATTTTGCTTATATGCTGATGATCCAATGTACCATGTTAATGAACCTGATCTTTTTAAAACTCAAAAAGAGTGCATTGCATATTGTCATAGAAATTACCCAACATTTCCAATTTTAATTCAAAAAGATTGTTATGGGAGAGTTCGTAAACATAAGATTAATAAGACGATACCAGCTTTGGTCGATTTATAAGGGAGAAACAAATGACATTTCGATTTGATAAAAATAATTACAACTATCAGAGGACATTATACGAGGATTATTTAGAAGAATGTGAAGCTGATTGGGGTATTGAAGATGGCAAGGCACAGCCAGACGTAGAGCCATTAACTTTTAAAGATTTTGTCGCACAACATATTAAGGGAGAAGGCAAATGAAACTAACAATAACTAATAACCAAGCTAAAGTATTGCATAGAGCCATTGGACAATTACTAATGGATATAGCTGTATCAAATAATGACAATATTCCTACTAAAACTTATTGGGATTATAAGGATTATAAATGTGCTGAAAGGCTAGAGGAAAAACTTGTTAACTTAATTCAGGGAGAAGGGAAATGAGTGAAAATAAAAAACCACATTATATGTTCAGCAAAATTTGGGAAATAAAACAAGTTGTTGATGAGAAAACCTCTACCGATGTAGAAGGTGTTTTTGATGTTTTAAATCCTTATAGTGCTATCCTATCTTTAATGTGGGATGAAGATAATAGTAATTATCGCCTTTTTACAGCTAAAGGGTTTTTGTTAAAGGAAAAAGACATATTCTATACATTTAATACATTAGAAGATGGTATGGAATTCTGTAAAAATATCTGGGAGAAAAAAAATGACAATGCTTAAAATAAATCGGGATAGTGCATTAGAGCTACTAGAATTATATAACCAGGCTAAATCAGAGGGTAGGGATCAGTTCGTATTTATGGACAGCGACATCCTTACCAGCTATGCCCGTTATATGCTTCTTCATATCCAGAACCAGGGTCTTTTAAACAAAGATGAGTATTTGTTTGACAATACAGGTGTACAAACTGTAAACAATAGGAGTACATAATGCACAGTTTTGGAATTGATCAAATGCCTGTTTACAGACCCGATCATGGTAAACCCCATGTCGGAAAATTCGCTGGTCTGGTGCGAGTGTCTACTGATAAACAAGAGGTAGAAAATCAAATGCACCAAATAAGCCAATATCTCAATGGTGGATCTCACTCTATTAAATGGTTTAAAGAAGAGGGGGTTACAGGAAGCCGACAATTTAAAGATCGCCCTGTTTTACAGGAAGCAATGGACTATTGTCGAAAGAATGATGCCACCTTGATTATCACCAGCTTATCTCGTTTGTCTCGAACAAATTGGGAAGCCTGTAAATTCTTTGATGAGCAAATACGCAACCTTCGCTTTAAAATGGTTATCCTGGATAATCCAAGTTTAGATCATAAGACCATCGGGTTCTTTGCTCAACAGGCTTACAATGAGAAAGAGATGCTTCGAGAGAGGACCCTTGCAAGTATGAACCGAATTAAAGCTGAGATCGCTGAAAAGGGTTTATATATCTCAAAAGCAAAAAACATTATTAAAAAACTAGGCAGGGATAAAAAGACCTTAAAGAAAGCCACCACGAACAGTATTAAAACTCGTGTGTTAAAGGCTGATGAATTTGCTGAAAAAACCTTGCCATTAATTCTCAATTTACTTGATAAGGGAATGTCTTATCGAGCTATTGCACGAGAATTTAATCGCTTAGGGATGCCGACACAAAAAGATAACAAAAAGTTTGAATGGTATGCATCGACCATTAGCAATATCGTCAAACGCAACTTAAAAGGACCAAAACAATGACAATGCAAAAAAAAGATGAAGCTCCAAGAGGATCTATCGGAACAAATAAATTATTTTGGAATAATGATCCAAATAATCTTCGATTTTTAGAAAAACATTATGAAGATACCCCAGAAAGACAATTTGCACAAAAGATGCTCGATACTTTAATTCGCATATATGCAGAACGATGGCAAACGGCTTTTGTGATGCGAAAAACACGCAACGAAACTAAACTTCAGCGATGGATTAATCAATCCACAAACCATTGGCACTTTGGCTTATGGGTGAATATGACGTATTTAGATAACACATATATAACGATTACCGAACTCTCCGATGCCATGCGTATCTCTCGAACAACAGTGTCCAAAATGTTTGAGGAACTTTATGCTATGGGCTATTTAATTAAAAAAGATTTAGATGATAGGCGACAAACGGGTTATAAATCTACCAAGTCTCTTTACATAACTTTTGAAAATTATATGATTTTTTTTAATGATTTAACGGCACAAAAAGAGAAGATGAAAATCTTTGAAACGAAACGTATGTATGCTATTGCCAAAGAAATGTGTGCGAAAAAACATAGCAATAACATCGCCCTTGGCATGGACTAAACAATGTCGAGATTTCGACATAAGTATGACCACATATTGTCCTTTTAATAGGGTATAAACTATGAACATAGTAGAAACGGAGCAAATTGAGTTATGAAACATAAAATACGACCACAGGTTTTTAGTAGGCGATTAAGTTTAGACAGCACAGCCCTTGCGATAAGAGCAGGTGTTTTGAAATTTTCTAAACGCATTACTGTACCATGTATTCATGTTGATCAGATCCGAACAGCTATTAAAGTGTTTCGAGAATTAGCTGATCAACTCGAAGCGATATTAAAACGCAATAAAGACCCGAACTCGACAAAATGTTTTATGGCTCAATCGGCTCTAATGATGGCACATGCCAGGCTGGAAAAACAATGGGTTGATCCCCGTCATAAATATGAGACAGGTGAACGTACCGACATGACGAATGATGGTACGGATTACGACACTAGGGGGAAAGAAGAGATCAAACACATGTTACGCAACCCAGCGACTAAATGGACCGATTAAGGTCGTTAAAACACACTGTACATAGGGCAAAGGTCTTGGAGATTTGCTTTGTTACTTGTACAATAGAGGATGGAGAATAAAAATGAAGTTAATCAATGGCTTAGTATATCTGAATGTAATCAGGTGTCGCATAATGTATATTACTCGTGATTTTTTTAATCTAGCGAGTAGGGGTAGATATCGTGATAGCCCTAATAGATTAAGTAAATCAGTTATATCAGGGTTAAAATATACCTTTGAATTTATTGCACTTATTTGGCTGTTTGTTGTTTCTTACCTATTTTTAATTAGTTTATGTGCATTAAATAATAATTGTTATAACCACTATGCTAGTGGGTATTGATTGTTATGCCAAAATTTACAGAAACAGGTAAGGTGTTAGGATCAAGCGAAATGCCATCATTGGTATTGCAGAAAACAGCATTTTCTACAAATCAAAAAGTTTTAAATAATCATAGATCTACCATAGCTGGTATTGAAAAGATTGAAGATTACATTTCTGATAATTTAAAAGAAAACCAGGATAGAGGAAACTTCCTTGAAGAAGGCATTGGGAAGTGGGCTTCTAATCGTTTAAAATGTGGCATTGAATTTCCAGAATATGCTCATATTGATGAAGAAAAAAAAATGGGAGCAAGTATTGATGCCATTATTTCATCGGAAGTAGGGATAGAAATTATGGACCCAATAACTGATCAGGAATTTACTTTTCAAGGTGAAGGGATCTTGGAAATTAAAACGGATTACTTTCATCATGGCAAACCGAAACCCGAATGGATAATCCAGGTCCATCATCAAATGATTTGTTCGTTTTATGATTGGGCTATAATTGCTTGTCTTGATCAAACAGGAAAGCTTCGCCTTTACCCTTTAGTTAAAGATGAAGAAATGGTTAAAATTATTATAGATAAAGCTTCAGAGTTTTGGAAGTTAATTGAAAGTGGTGAAGATTATCCACCTTTTGAGGAACCTAAAGATCAAGCTGTGGATTTAACAAAAACTCTAACAGATACTAATCAAGACGTTGATGAACTGTGCGGAAATTATATGTATTATAAAGCTGAAGCACGAAGAAATGAAAAACAAGCACAAGAACTTAAAGACCAAGTTATTATTTTGTTTGAAAGCATTGGTATCGAACATGGGTTTACAAATAATTATGTCATTAAAAGCCAAGATGTAATGCGAAAGAAACGAAAACAAATAGAAACAGGAGAGATGGTTCCTGGTCATGTGTTTTCAATTAAAGAAACTTCTAACGAATAAAGAAAGAGAAATAATATGAAAAATTTAACAAAGATGGACATAACTGACATAGATAGAATGTCTCAAATAGTTTCAAAATCACCTCTCGTTCCACCTGCTTATCAAGGGAACCCTGCGAGTTGTTTAGTAGCTATAGTATGGGGTCAAGAGATTGGTTTAAATGCTATGCAATCGCTTCAAAATATTGCCGTTATTAATGGGAAACCATCTTTATATGGTGATGCTCTCCTTGCATTGACAAGATCGGATAAACGATGTGTTGGAGTTGAAGAAACTAATACAGATGGGGTGGCAAAGTGTGTTGTTAAACGCAGACATATTGATGGGAGTATAGAAGAGATAGTTCGGACCTTTAGTATGGCTGATGCTAAAAAAGCAAACCTTTTAAATAAGAAAGGACCTTGGCAAGAATACCCTGATCGAATGTTACAAGCCAGGGCGAGAGGGTTTGCTCTTCGAGATGCCTTTCCTGATGTCTTAAAAGGATTAATTTCTATTGAAGAAGCTGAAGATTATCCAACGACAGATAAAATTGTTACTGTTAAGCCTGTACAATCAACAAAGGTAACACCTGAAGGTATGATTACTAATGAAAAGGCAGAAGGTAGTGCTGAAGGCTCTGAAAACTCGAAAGACGAGGGGGTAGAATATATTATTAATTTACCTAACGGAAAAACACGAGTATTTCAAGATTTGGACCAATGGGCGATAAATTATGCAGAAGTTATGCAGATGTGCGTAGATTTTGATGGCTTTGAAAATTCTGTTAAGCGAACAAAACTTAAAGAGCTAGAAGATACTAATAAACATGTTTTGCATAACCAACTTCCCGATGAAATTCGTGAGGAATTACTTTCTAAAAGAATAAATTATAATAAATATTTAGGAGCAAAAGAAAATGGATAAGAACAAAACTCAAAGAGCTAGAACATATAAAAAATTAATGGATAGAAAAAATTTTAAAACATTAAAAAAATTTTCGCTAGAAATAACTGGAGATTATGGGCTAACTGCTGTTGGACACGATGTATATCAGTTTTTAAGGCAATATAAAAATACTTATGGAGTTTTCCCAACTCTTGATGAAATTGCTAAAGGACAAATAGAAGGTGTACAAATTTTAAAAAAACGTATGGGTCGATCTAATATACATAGAATTTTAAATTTATTAGTAGAAAGACAAGTGATTGAAAAACAAAGAGGGAGAAGCCGAGCAATTCGATTTGTTGATTAAATTATTCTTCGACATTTTTCATACGATCTATAAGGCGATTGGCTCTGTTCGGCACTTGTTTATACCATTTTGAATCTTGCATTTGTACTGACGCTTCAAACCAATCGCCATCAATAATAGCTTGTCGCATTTTCTTAAACTTACTTAATCTTGGTCTGCCGAGATTAAACATCATATTGGCAAGGATTAATTTAACTTCATCAGGATAAGTATAAAATTGTGGATATAATCTTTTACAATCTAAAATGACAGAATTAATATCTTGTTCAAATAATTGATCACATCTCTCCTGGGATATTTTTGTACCAACCTCGCTTCCAAATTCCTCATCTTGCTCTATAATTAAATGACCTATTCCACAAGTCGGCAACCCTAGATGGTCATTATAAACTTCTAATTTAATGCCCTCATCTTCAGCTATTTCTTTTTGCAGTTGTTTTATATCCATAATTAACTCCCAAGCATTACCATTGCTATTAATACAATGTTACTTATTAATAATAATTCAGTTTCTAAAGAAAACATTTATGCTCTTGGTGTTCGCCAGATTTTTTCATAACGAACTTTATTTTTAAGCTTTTGTTCAGCCTCTTCTTCGCTTTCAGCATCAATAAAAACTTGAATTGATTTCTCTTCAAACTGATCTATCGTAACCTTATAGTAATGTCGTTTCATATACGTTGATACACCACGAGATTTTTGACTTTTACTTCCTTTAAAATTTCTTTTATTTGGATATAATTTGGTTAATTCACTTTTGTCTATTAGGTGTTCTTGATTATCCATTATTATTTCTTCCTATTTAATAATTGTAATCCTTGTTTGCCGAACCGATATCCAAATGAGCTACCAATTATTATATAAAGCAAATTTGAAAACCAATTCGGTGTTGAGGTTTCTAAAAATGTAAACCCTTCTTTAACGTATGGCTGGGTCCAAGGCAAAAATGAGCATATTAATACTGCTCCAAAGATTAAAGACCAGAATTCGTCTTTATATGATCCAGCCATCTGATCTGTTAATGATCTCTCATTAAGCATTGATGATGTTGCTTCGGTTTCATACACCTTGGCTTCAGCTTTTGCCCTTGCAACTTTTATATCAGACTCAGCCTTGGCTTTCTCTACTCTGCCTTGTAACCAAGTACTTGCTAAAGATGATATACCTCCAAAAATCTCTCCAAAAATCATTGTGTTACCCTTTCTTTTTCTTAGGAAACCCAGCTTTCATATTTGCATAAGCTTTTTTAGATATTGTTGATTTAGACTTTGGGCGAGATGTTCCAGCCTTTTTTCTAGCATTTATGTTTTTATATAATGACATTGTTTTACTCCTTAAATTTTTTGTTAAGCCACAAATACATTGTGTAACAAACAAAGACATAGGCTGTGGCTAAACCTATATCCAGCAAGTGTTCTCTCATATCGTAAATAAATTGAATACCAGCTTCTAAATCACTACCCCCACCAACATTTACAGTTTTGGTAAAATTATCGACATCAGTAACTGTCTGTTCCATTTGTATAGTCATTTACTATCCTTTACTTTTTTCGGAATACACCAGGCATGAAGTCGCATATTCCCAGCAATGAGTTGCATCTGGTTTTGCATGAGCACCTTTTGTTGTAGTTGTAAACATAGATCCAAATCATTGGTATAAACTTCGTCTTGTTGAATATCGCCTAGAAAAATGAGTAAAACCCATAATGTTTTCAACCTGATTTACCCATAAACAACCCCATTGCAACTGCGTTGGCACTCGTCAAAATTGATACCATTCCACTTTGCTCAAAACTAGGTGCTTCTAATCCCATATACCAGAAAACAGTTTTGTAGGTGAGATACATATAAAGTAGTATCAATGCACGAGGTATAATCTTAAAACTATCAATGGCATGAGACCAAGCTTCTAATACTTCTGTAAGTTTTGTCATTAGATATACCTTCCTAACCACTCAAAAAAACTTAATCGTTTTTGTCGAGGATGAAGGGAATACACTATATCCATCATCGTAACCTTTTCAAAAACGTTTTCATTTATAGGTTTACGATCTTCATATTTTGGTTTTGTTACTTTTAACTTTTTAAATTTTGTAGTCATTTAATTCTCCATCATTTTTAAAGTTACTAAATATCCAACCCAAGAAAGAAAACCAGCAACAATTAAGAAAAGAAAAACATAGACACTTCTCTCAAAAAGCTTTCGTCTTTCTTCTTCCTGACGATAAACAGTTTCTTGTCGTTTTTTGCGAATTTGGGTTTGCATCCGTAATAGCTCCGACCAAGCCGAAGGACCATAAGTTAAATTGACAAAATTTCTTAAATCATCCTCCATTTGTTCAGCTTTTTTCTTTGCTTGAAAACAAGCCATAGCTTCTTCTTCAATAGAAGATCCTGAAAAAACTTTTTTAAAAACAGATGGATTTTGAATTTGTTGATCAGCATGTTTAATGTCCGAGATTGCTCCCATCCACTTCGACAAACTTGATCCCATATCTTCAATATTTTTACCTGCCTGGAAGCCTTTAACCAAAAGCTGGTAAGACGAGGTGGCAATCCCAAGCAATGTAACTGGATCCACATTATCCCCCTACCATAGAAAATAATAAGGTTATAAGAAGAACAATTATTGTTCCTAGACCCCCTACTAAAAAACCCTCTAATCGTTTAAGCCTAGATACAGTATCAAGTATGATTGTCTCCAAACTAACAAGTCTTTTATCAACATCATGTAAAGTTGGCTTACTCATTTTTTATTTGATTTCTCCTTTTTCTCTTTTTTTGGTTCTTCTTTTTTCTTACCCCAACCTTTCGGTGCTAAATGTGGGTTTAAATCATAGATATGTTTTGCCATTTATACCTCCTTTGGAAAATCATATATAGGTGCATTGCCACTTAAAGGCACATCAAACAATGCAATAAATTTTGCAAGAGTATCACACGCATCTATCTTATCTTCTATTGTTTTAGTTGCTGTTCTAA